GATACCAGGGCACGATCATTGGCAAAGACAACACCGCCACGGTTCAAGTCTGTCAATTGGCACATTGCTTGACCGTTGCCAAGTGAGACGGCAACTGATGCTCCTGCGGTAGCACCCTGCCAAACATACGACACTTCATGGATTTGCAGGCCCTGGCGGTCCCCAACGTCAACGTACGAACCGATGTCCACAGTTGCGAAAAAGTCAGTATCGACACTTCCGGCGGTCATTGTTAGTCTCTCGGTTAGCGTAAACACGCTTGTCTTTTTGGTTGCCATTGTATCAATTCCTTGGGTGGTCGGGGGTTGTCTCTTACGTCGGTGTGCAAGGGCCGGCTCCCCCGACCAATCTCCTCTAAATCACGACAGTGTAAAAAGTAAACCCTTCTTGACTATTATCGTCGCCCTCTCCCACCCGCCCTATTCTACACCACCCCTAATAGGGGTTGCGCCGAATTATTTATTATTGGAGACTGTATCGGATAGGTCATGAGGGAGCGTAAAACCATCATTACGGTCAGTTTGACCACGCAGGCAGCAGAATATCTCGACTTCTTGGCCGAGAAACAGACAGGAGGAAACCGTTCACGGTGGGTTCAGACGGCCGTGTTGAAGGCGATGCAGCGCAACATCGGCAGAGAAGCCGAGCACGTTGCACCGTTGAGCGGCAGAGTTCACGGAGAACAGGGCGACAAGTGCAACCCAAACCATCGAAGTGGCAAGTGTGCAATCTGTTGGGGTGACGAATGATGTCGAGGACAAACGTGTTCTTCTGTTTGTGTGGCCGTCAAATCGGACGTCCGACTTCGAAGAAGCCCGAGAAGGACGATCCCCCGGTCTACAACGTCGTCCCCTGGCACGCTCGAGTCGGTGACGGCAAGCTTCACGGCATCAAGTGCGGCAGCTGCCGACGGAATTGGTTGTATCGACGTCCAGCTGCAGGTCAAGGAGCATATGTCGAAGTCGAGAATTGCTGCGACGAAGACCGCTGCACGTGCAGGGCGTGATTTGATGTGCTTCAAATGCCCGTATTGCAAGGATGAAGAATGCCGTTTCAATCCATCATGCGACGGCGTCGTAGAAATTGTATGTCAGGAGTGCCGGTCATCATGAATCAAAAACAACGGGAGCTCATCGAAGTCGTCCAAGAGATGATTGACGGGACGTTGATGCACTACGACGAAGACCCAACGCATGCGCCAGCCAAATGGCTGCTCATGAATTGGTGGCACACATTGAACGCTGTGCTCGTAATGGAATCAGAGGTAGGGAATCAGTTCGACAGCAAGGCGAACAGCCTCAAAGCCACCGACCATACCGAGAGTGAGAAAGGAAACGAGCACGTTTAGACGGACAAGGCCTTCAAGGTTGGACTCTTTCTCTTCACGTCGCTCTTCTCGCTCCATGAGCCAGTTGGCGAAGCGTTGAGTTCTAGTTGCAGATTTGATTTCTTCAATTGATTGTTCAGTCATAGTAGCATACCCCCCGGCGACCAAGATCCGAGGACTGACTCCTCGTATGCTTGGACTTCTGGAGTTCGTTCAAAGTATCCACTGGATTCAATGGTGGTCATGATGATGGCCGATTGTCGAAGCACGTTATACGATGCTCCAAGGAGCCCAAGGCCGGGAGGAGCGCGAGGGATTTTTTCCAAGACGGAACGTGCCTTCAATTGTTGAGGGGAGAGTTTGGTTGTATCCTCCCGGCCTTCGACAGCAGCATTAGCGAGTTCTTCTGACATCATCTCCAACTTGCCAGCCCAGCGGTAGCAAGGGTCAGAGGGTTTGCATGTCATGCTCAATCCTCGTCGTATGATTGTTGCAGCTCGTAAGAACGTCGCAGCCTCATGATTTGTTGATACTCGGCTTCCTCTCGAAGTTGTCCAGCGATTAGCAAACGCACACTGGGAAGTTCAGCAAAGCCAGAGGCGGGCGTTGCACCAATCAATGCTGCAATGCGATAGACATACAGCCGGTCGCCGTTGGTTGGTTCACCACTTCCCATGAGCGACGTGTTCACGGCCACGGCAAAGTTCTGAGGAATAGAAGTGTTCAATGCCCACGTCCAGGTCTTACCCCAGATGATGTTCTGAAACTCTGTGCTTGAAGATCCCTGAGCGACCAGGTTCCAGGTCATGAATTGCTGACCGACGTTTGGCGTGATCGGACTGGCTGTAACGAATATCCATTCTTGGATGTATCCGGCGGTAAGTCCAATGGACGTAGGTCCTCGTTGGACATCACCGCTAATTGGGAAAAACGTGAGTTCTTGTTTGGTAAGACCTGCAACGTCAATTTCCTCTTGCATGTAGAATACATTGGAGGTCAACTCCTCCCAAGTCCCCATGTTGTAGGACGTGGGACCAATTGCAGGGTTTGCTCCGGTATTGTCGATTTGCAAATAACCGAGGTTCTTGGTAAGTACGACTTCTTTCATTTCATCGACCTCTTACGTTCTGCTGATCGGTTCCATGACTTTGCGGCTCTCTTGAAGAGAACCGTATGCGACGTCTTTGGATGCTTCTTCTTGAGAATGGCAAGTTGCTTCTTCATGTATTGGTTGTATGCTGAAGGGGCACGCTTGATTTTCTTGGCAACTCTAGCTGTTTTTTTGCCAACAGACCTTGCCGCAGTCACCGTTTTTTTGGAGCTAGTCTCTAGCTCTTTTATTGCTTGAAGCAACTTGATGGCTTCGTCAACGTCCAACTATGCCACCTCAGTTATCGGCAGCCGTGGATTGAATTGCAATTGCCATGAAGTCCTTGGCGGTCAACGAAACGATGCTAGCCTTAATCATCACCGTGACGTTGAGGTCAGCAGGTAGCGACGTAGACCGAGCGGTGAGGTAGAGTTGGTCGTTCACAACATATCGGCCATCGTCAGAACCCTTGCCAAAGTTGTCCGGGAAAAAGTCAACCACGTTTGTCATGTAAGCATCCTGGTCGTGAATCAAAACTCCGCTCGATACCAGGGCACGATCATTGGCAAAGACAACACCGCCACGGTTCAAGTCTGTCAATTGGCACATTGCTTGACCGTTGCCAAGTGAGACGGCAACTGATGCTCCTGCGGTAGCACCCTGCCAAACAT